AGTATTCCTATTAAAGAAATATTATGAATATATACACTGCATCGGAGAAAACATACCTGCTAAGTAAGATTGCAGATGCAGGGATAAATTGGTACAGGACAAGGGACGAGCGGGAGACTGATATAATAAGCAGTGAGTTCGAGCTAAATGGACTGGTTGAAAAGGTAAGCTATAACGAGTTTGGAGGTTGTTCATGCGTTATTTCACAACATGGCAAAGTCTGTCTTGAAAAAGACATATTTGGGCAAGCGGAACGCATGGAAACATTGGAGCATGAAAACAAAGAATTGGAGGCAAAGCTCGTAAAACTCCAATTCTTGTCAGAAAAGCGAGCACGGTTTGAATGGTGGGTAAGGGCGATTTTATTCGCACTTGGGGCATTATTGGGGGTGATCTCCGAGTTCATCCTTTAGGAAGCGTTCAAACACATCTAGCTGGTTTTGCTTAATCCAGAGCAGGAAGCGAAATACCTGTCCCGATTCAGGAATTTCTCGGAGCATAAAAATTGAAGGATTTCCTTCATAGATGCAGTTGGGATCTCGGATATAGCATACAAGTTTTGTTAATGCTTCATCATAAGCGTCTATCTTGTGTTGCATTTTAGCAACAAATTGGATGTCTGAGAGATCATGTTTTATTTGAGTTGATTTTTTAAATGGATTTTTCATAACTCGATTCTTGAAATTAATTCATTACAAATATATAATCTCAATTGTGATAAACCAATAAAATAAAGATTAAATGATAGATAGAGTAAGAAAAATAATAGAGTATAAGCAATGTTCTACAAATTCCTTTGCAGAAATGATAGGTGTGAAACAAAACACTCTCAATCAGCAATTGACTGGAGATAGAAAATTGTCTTTGGATGTTGTTCGGAAAATAATTTCGACCTGCAATGATATTTCCGCGGAATGGCTTTTAACAGGTGACGGGAAAATGCTTAAAAATATTTCTGAAAATTCAGAAAATAATCTGAAACAAACGATTTCAGAGGAACGTAATACGGAAAGTACTAACGAAAATCAAGACGTTCCAATGAGTGAGATATTAGAATTTATGAAGCTCGTGTCGTCCAATATGGATAGCCAATTGAAGTCCTTCCACCTGCAAATGAGTGAACAACGGGTAGAAATGAAAGAACAAAGAGTTGCAATGATGGCAGAACTAAAAGAGCAAAGATTAGCTATGGTTGAGCAATTTACAAAACTATATACTCTTATGGATAAACAGTTTACCGAAGTCGCAAAAAGAAACGAAGCTGAAAGTAAAATACTGCAGGCGATGGTCAATAAGATTGCTCAGGTCGATGAAAAAACCGGCAGGATTATTCAACTGCAAAAGGTATCAGGGGATTAAATTTTGAGTGTGCTAAAATATAAACGTGCTAAATGAAAACAGAAGAAATAAAAGAACTATTTGTACGGTTTGAATCCATTGTCTGTCTGTACGACGGAGTAGAGTGTTGGAGCGGACGTGAGCTCCATTCAATTTTAGGATATACCCAATGGCGCAACTTTATTCCTGCTATTGAAAAGGCAAAAAGTGCGTGTGAAAGCGCAGGAGAATCGGTTGAAGACCATTTTGCGAACGTCCGCAAAATGATCGAGCTTGCGAAAGGAGCGCAGCGCGAAGTAGATGGGCGCGCAAATTGAAATACATCTGCGAACATTCAGAACTGCTAAAAGAATACGATTACAAACAAGCCGCCTCCAACTATATAAGAGTTGTAATACAGCTAAATATAAATTAAAGAAAAATGGAACGAGAGTAGCGAGAAAGGTTCAATGAATATTCAAATATTATAGTATGGGAGATAGAAATATATTATGTGAAGGTGTCTTGAATTTGGGTGAAGTGAGTATCCCTTGTTATGTATTAAACGATGGCACAAGAGTATTATCTGGAAATCAGATGCAATCCGCATTAAAATTATTGTCTGAAAATTCGTCTAATAAATCGGGCAGTAGGTTGGCCAGGTTACTGGCATACAAAAGTATTAACGAACTGATTTACAAGAACTACAATGTAGGCCACTTTTCGCCAATTGTATGCTATAAAGGTAATCAAAAAATAAATGGATATGAGGCGACAACACTTGCAGATATATGCGACATAATGTTGGAAGCGAGGAAAGCAGGGAAATTAAGAGGAGAGAGACAACATATTATTGCTAATCAATGTGAGATTTTAATGCGTTCTTTTGCTCGAGTTGGAATTATTGCGCTGGTTGATGAAGCGACAGGATATCAATATGAAAGAGAAAATGACGAACTTCAAAAAATATTAAAAGCATACATATCCGAAGAGTTACTACCGTGGCAGAAACGTTTCCCCGATATATTCTATGTTCAGGCTTAACGATTGGGATTATACCGTTAACGGGATAAAGAAAAGACCTGGTATAATCGGTAAATGGACTAATACGTTCATCTACGAGGAGCTTCCGAACGGTGTATTGGAAGAACTTAAAAAGAAAACTCCTAAAAGTGAATCAGGGAACAGAATAAACAGGTATCGCCAGCTTTTGACTACCGACATAGGAGAGCCTAATTTGGAGAAACAGATAAACAAGGTTATTACGTTGTTCCAGGTTTCCGACAATATGAAACAGTTCTGTGATAATTTTAAGAAAATGAAGATGCGCCAAATCGGACAGCTGGAGCTGCCTTTCGAGTTTGACGAAAATGGACATACAAAAGAATAGTTCAAAAGAACGATTATGGAAGATACTAAAAATATTGTCATTTACCAGACAGAAGATGGGATAACCAAAATAGAGGTTCGTTTGGAGGATGAGAACGTGTGGCTGACGCAGCAACAAATGGCAGATCTGTATCAGACTACACGGCCTAACATTGTTCAGCATATTCGTAACATCTACGAGGAGGGTGAATTAGAACCAGTTGCAACCTGTAAGAATTTCTTACAGGTTCGCCAGGAAGGGAATCGTCAAGTAAATCGTGAAATCCCGTTCTATAATCTCGATATGATTATATCATTGGGTTACATGAGAAAATATAACAATAGAATCAGGTACTGGATTAGACGGGAATGTTGAACCAGTAGAAAACCAGTAGAAATTTCTACTAAAAATATATCCAACTCATTAATTTTCAATTTGTAGAAGGAGATCACAAAACTGGACTCAAAATCCAGTGTCCTCAACAGACGTGCGGGTTCGATTCCCGCCCTGGGTACAAATTGAAAATCAAGGAGTTAGATGAAAATCTAACTCTTTTTTTGTAACCCATGGGACCGGGGCATGGGGTTTCTTGAGGACTGGTACTATCTTAGAAAAAGTTTACTGATCACCTATCTTACAATTTATTCCTGGAAGATTTCAGCCCTCACGCGGCTGAGGGTTTCGGGAGTCATCAACAGATAAGAAGCGATATGGCTGATAGGGGCTCTTTTGGCTGCTTCGGGAAAATCTTTTAGAAAACGTTTATAGCGTTCCTTGGCAGTTTCGAATTGCCAGGAGTCGGCTTTGTTCTGGGATACCATAAGGCCCCATTCTAAAATTTTCTTGTATAATTGGGCAATAGAGGAATAAGAAACAAACAATTCTTGCAGACCGGTATAGGGGATGTCGTACACCACGGTCGGTTCGATGGCTTCGATCATCAAGCGTGTGGGTTCTTGTCTGAACAGGCTGATGATGCAAAATACCAAATCATCTTCACACGAAAAATGTTCGGTGATATCATGCCCGTTTTTGTAGTAATACTGACGTAACATTCCCGATTCGACATAATGGAAATGGCGGGCTATCCGGCCTTCTTCGAGGAGAAGTTCTCCTTTATCGACCCGGCGACACTCCATTATAGAAGCAAGTGCTTCCTGTTCCTCCGGATGCAGAGGATAATAACGTCTGGACAGAGTTCGTGTTATAGCTAAAGCAGTTTTCATATTTACCGGGAAAAAAGTATACAAAGAAAAGAAAAAGGGTTGAAAAAAAAGAGAATCGGAACTTATAAAGTTCATCATAAAACGTAGGTATAATTTTTTCTTTCTATTCCGATTCCGGTTTTTATACCATCAGACCGGTTCGCCTGGAACGGTCCGGTAAGGCTTTCCTTCACTGACCGGCGGAACTCGCTTCGCTCAGACACCACCGGTCGGGCGTTCGGAAACCCTAACCGGACA